ATAGCCTTTGCGGACCTGCATGCCGAACTCAGACGGTTCAATGTTGAAAGCGTATATGCAGACTTTTTGCTCGGGGTCAGACAGGTTCTGGCGTGCGTCGATGCCGCGCGTGGGCGCCGGCAGATTCGTTACTTGCTGGGAATGCTTTGAAGGCCGTGTAAACGAGCCAGGTGCCGCGACATGGACCGCCATGATCAAGGCGCTCCAAAATTCGTGATCGGTACATTGCGGTAATCAAGGTATGGATAGCCGCGTCGAGCGCCGCCAGCGTTCAATATCGCACCTACCCCTTTGTCGAGATTGGTGAGCGCGGAAAACATCTGGACGAAGTCGTCCTGCGCCTTTGAGCTGTCCAGCCCTTTTGCTTCGAGAAATTTCACTTTCAGATAGCGCGAAATCAGGACTTTATCAAACAGAATCAGATCGCCGGTTTTCTGCACCTCGTCTTTTTCAAGTAGCGGATCGTCAGCATCGAGCACCCAATTCTTTGTCTGATACTCAAACCGGATGTCAAGACCGTCCGGCGGCGGCTGCGGAAAAATGGAGAACAACCCCTGTCGCTGACGAAACGAGGCGTAAATCGTCGTTGATGCGAGGTTGGCCCCCTGAAGATAAGTCCAGTCCTGTGCCGAAAGCGGACCTCCGATCGGCACCTGATTGGAAAGCTCCCAACCGGTTTGCGGCAGCATATAAAGAAAATCCGCCGGAAGCGGATAGTCGCCGGTGTCTGTTGAGAGTGTTGTGATTTGATAGCTGCGCACAAGAAACTCCCAATTGTACGCAGTCGCCAACTCTTCGCCGGCGGTGTTCAATAACGCGATCAACTGCAAAAAACTTTTATCATCGGTCGCGAACGGATCTGTAGCGGGGTCTAGTCCGATTTCAACCGCTGCCCGGTTCAGGACGTTGGCTGCAGTTGTTGTTCGCGTCAATGCCATTGTTACGATCTCCTGCGCCGAGATTTAGCCGGTGCGTCTTCTTGCGTTTGTTCGTCTGAAAAATCATCCATTGGCTGCTTCGCTTCCGAGCGTGCAGCTTGCTGAGCCTGTAGAATTTCATCCATTTGCGCCTGCATGGTTTTGATAACTTCATCGCGCTGCTTCAGCTCTTCTTTCAGCTCCGCAATCGAAACCCCTGCATGCGCTGCAGCGAGAAAATCTTTTGCTTTCTGTTTGAGCGCCTGAATACCCATAAACTGCCTGCAGTGCGTGTCAGAAAGATTGGCCAAGTGCTCGACGGTTTTTACGTTGTAAAAGGCCAGCTCTTCAGCTTGAGAGCGTGTAACCACTGGCCATTCAGACAACGGGGTGCCTTCGGTCGGCGCTTCGATGCGTTTCATGAAAGCCTCGTAATGCCTTGGAAACCGGGCCTTGTCACCATCAGTCGCAGGGCGGGCGATCGCGTCAGAGCGATTGCCGGGGAACCGGATCTCGATGTACTCCCGCTCTTTAAAAATCGGCCGACCTTCTTTTGCGGACGCGGTTTTATCCTGCGTGTTTTTGAAATAAAACCGCACCAAAAGCTGCTTGTCTGCTTCTGCAGTTTCCTGAAAATCTCTCGGGTTTACGTCCAACATTTCCATAATTTCGCCTCGTTAAGTGGTTTACACGGCCGTCCAGCCAGGAGCCAGAGCCGCAAGAGTTGCATCGCCTACAGCTGCCTGCGGAGCTGCATCATCAACCAAAATGATGGGTGTGGTGCCTTTGCCTTCCACGCCATCATCCAAGCCATCACCGCCGATATGCTGGCTGACTTGCGGGGTTCGCGCATCGCTGTCTTGGTCCAGCAGAGTCCAGCTCGGCAGCGACTCGCCTAAGTTGATTGTTTGCAGTCCGCCACCGTCGGCAATACCAATGCCGGGAGCGTTGCTGCCTGCGCTGTTGCACCCACCAACAAAATCCGCTGCGGGGACTTCTGCTGCGCGAGCAGCCAGAGAAACAGCGTTAATGAAGTAAGGCGCGTCGTTGCTTTGAGCTAAATCGTTTGCCATTTTTCTATCCTCAGTAAACGTCCCTGAATTTCAACAGCCGCAATGAAGCTGAAGGTGCAGGTGTGTAAAGCACGCTGGGCGTGCTGATCAGCTGCGCGTTGTTATCGCCGCCGGCGGAATCGTTATAAAACCGCATTTGATAAGTATCGCCAGCGTTAACCTGATTCGTGAACTCGAACTGAAAGGGAATCAAAGTATTCGTATCAGTTAACTCAATCGCTACCGGGTTTAACGCTCTCACGCCGTTAATATACACCTGAAAAAATGTCCGAGAAGTTGAGGGATTTGTCGGCCTGCGAAGTGACAGCAGCACAACAAATTCCCATAGCCCGTCCGAACCCGCTAAAAACGTGACTAGGCCCGCTGCGCTGAGCGACACCAGACTGTTTGCCTGAGCGCCGCCAAAAGTAACGTTCATCTCTGTATTGACGGCAACAGGCTGTTGCAGAGCGGTGCTGGCACCTAAAAACTCCAGCGTTTTAGGTGAGTTGTTGGGTAACGAAATTCCGGGTGTCTGATCAACCTTGCGCAGAGGAAATCCAATCCCCTGCACAAGATTGCCGATCTCGCTTGCTGCGGCGGGATCGGCATCACCGAATAATTTGAATTCGGCCATTTTGGCTTACCCGTTAGCGTCGTAGCGGCCTTGGTATCTTCGCCCGGACGTCGTGAGGTTGCCGCACCACGCTAAGATCGAAACTTCCGCGTCTTGGTTTGTTGAGTAGCGTTTGTTGGGGTTCAGCGGCACCATGTTACGCTTGCTGTGTGGGCGGTAATGAATGTAATTGGTGTTCAGGAAAAACGCCGTTCCGGCCGGTGTGCCAGAGCTTGCGCCGGCGTAGATGCCCCCATCCAACACCACGTCCGCATCAAAGAACTTCAGGCTCATAAAGCCCGCGTCTGCCGAGTTGGTGTTGGTGAAGCGTTGCTGCGCCTGCAGTGAGGCGACGTAAGCGTTCCAGACCAAATTGTCGCACAGGATCAGGTCAGGTCGATCGGAGCCGCGAACCAGTGAGGCCCACAGTTGATTCCAAAAGCCTTGAATCAAGGTCGGGTCCAAACCAGCAAGCGCGGTCTGATCTGACACGGCATTCTGCCACATGGTAAAGACCGCACCGTCGATACCGCCATAAGGCGCTGCGGTCGGATCAATGGGGATCGCAGCGAGCAAGCCGTCGATCTGCTTGCCGCCGGCAGCGGAACCGTCAGAATAAATGCCGCCGTTGATCAGGTTCATCATAGTGGATTCGGCGACCTGCAAGCGTGCTTCCATGAGGTCGATCATCTGTTCGCGGCCGGAATTCATCAGCATTTCCAGCCCGGACATGACCACAGGCACGGCGGCTTGCTTCAGGTTGTACTCAGCGGCGGAAATTACGTCGCTGATACCGATGGGTAAGAGGTCGTAGCCGCTGTACCAACCTTGGTTACTGTTCTCGGCGAAGCTCAGCTCTTGCAGAATTTTGTATCCGCCCGAAAAAGTTTTGATCTTGCCTTTGCTTTTCAGCTTAGACAGCAGGGCGTTGTTGTTGGTGACATTGTCGGCGATCTTGCGGGATCTTGACTCGATTGTCGTGGAAATGATGTCAGTGTACGAGGGGTTGGCGAAGGCCATATCTGTACTCTCCAGCTTGTTTTTTGAGTAAAAAGTCAGTTCGTAGGTGGCTTGTGTTTCAAGTGATCTGCTCTATGGCTGGGATCTGACACTTGCCAAAAACGGCCTGCTACTCCGTGTAAACGGGCTGGGGACGTTTTTTGAGTATACACCCTGACGCGGTTTTTGCTACTGCCCGGAAAAAAGACTATCCCATGCCTCATTTAAAGCGTCTGAGATCGTCTCTGCAGGCTTGCCTGCGGCGACTCCGCCTTGCACGCCGCGCACCGAGCTGGCGGCGTGCTGCTTGCGCTGGCGCGTCTCCATGGCTTCTTTCTGCCGTTGCGCTTGTCGCTGCTGCTCAAGCTTGCGGCTGATTTCCGGATTCATGATGCAGGCTTTATCGTAAGCCTCTTTCAAGCTCATCTGCTGGCCTCTGGCGGCGGCCATGTCCAGCAAATCGGCCATGTCGTTTCTCACCATGCTGCCGAATTCATTCTCACTGATGAACCGCTGCACTTCGGTCTGTGTGGCAATTTGAGCCTCTTGCTGCTGCTGATACTGATACTGCTCAAGCTGCGTCATGAGCTGATTCACAGGGGCTAAGCGGCTGTCTAATAATTGCTCGAACCGAGATGTATCGGGCTGATATGAGCTGCCGGGGTCAGCGACTAACGCCTCGTCGAGAGCGCCGATATCAATGCCAAATTCCTTGATTACACGCGCCGCCGCACTGGCTCTTTCCTGTGTAGAACCGGTACGCATCTGCAGCATAGTCTGCATCACGCCGTTAACAGCCGAGATGGGATCGCGAAACCCCATTTGCTCAAGAACTGGGCGGTACTGATTCATGCTATCGGAAAAATCTTTAGCCACTTTTCGAGCTTGCGCGGTCTGCTGCAAAAGCACATTCACCTCGCGCTCTCTGTTCAAAATATGCTCTTGAGCTTCGCGTGGAACATCTTTCCATTGCTCGGCGGCCTTGTCTTTCCAGCCCACCGGGGCATGGCTTGTCGAGGTCGACGCGGCCTTGTCGACCTCGACACTATCCTCGACGCTGTCCTTGTCAACCTCGACACTATCCTCGACAACGTCTTGACGTTCGGGGTCTTCAGCTTGACGCACCTCGACATCATTCTCGACGCTCTCTGTCGAAATGTCTGCGCTCTCCAGTTTGTCGATTGCGCTCAAAAAATCCGAACGCATGGAATCTTCTTCCTGAACATCCGTGGAACCTTCCTGCTCTTCTGGCTCTGGGAGCTGATCTAAATTTGCTGCTGTGTTCATTTTTAATCGCCTCGTTTACACGTCCAGTTTTCGCATTGCGTCGACTAACGCTTGCTTTCTCGCTCTGACTTCCGATTTTGCTGTACCGGATAAAATCTCGTGCCGCTCTTTCGCAGCACGCTCAAAATGTGCGCTGCTGTAGTCGCGCAAGTCGGTGACGCCATGCTCTTTATTGTGCTGGCGCAAATGTGACCGATCGCGAATAATCCGGCCGTCGATTGGTGATTTGAACTCATCAATCGGCTTCATGATCTGCGGTGCATTGGCTTCCCGGCACTGGTGATATTCCTCGGCGGGAATCAACTTTCCGGTGTCTGGACACTGTATCCATCTTGGCATTTTCGGCATCCCATACGGTTTTAACAAAGTGTGAAATCAACAACTGTTCGTCTTTTGTGCATGGTGAAATCGGACACATGATCTCGCGAAATCGCGGCTTTTCTTCGTGCTCGATCCACGACGACCAGTAACAGCTCCAGTTCGGCTTCGGCGTGGCCTTCGCGCATTTTCTCCAGCGTGTAAACGCAACAAGGCCTGAACTGGGGGTAAACTCAGGTCTTGGGTTTCGGTTTGGCTTGCGCACTTTTCGCGGCCTCTTTCATCTTGGCCTTGCTCTGCTGCTCGATTTCGTTGATCTTCATGGCGGACTTCGCGGCCTCTTTCTGGATCTCAATACCGGTCGTCACCATGTCTTTACCCACTTCAGCCTCGGCGGCGGCTTGCGTCTGCAGAATATTCGCTTGAGACTGAGCCACCTCGCTGTCGATGTCCGCTTGCAGCTTGGCCTTGATCTCGGTCAAGGTGCTGATCATTTCGACCTGCAGCTTTTCCATTTCCATCATGTGTTCTTGCACATTGGTTTGCATGTCGGCTTGCGCATCAGCTTGGCGGACCTGAATGTCGGCCTGCATCTTGGCTTGGATCTTCTGAATCTCACCCTGAATTTTCATCTGTTCAAGCTGTTGCTGCGCCTGCGCCTTGGCTTGCTCGACTTGCAGTTGTGGATCAGGCTGCCCTTGCTTTTCCTGCTGCGCTTTCTTCGCGTCTTCGATCGCCTTGTCGAGCACACCCTCGATGTCGGCGGAGCCTTTGAACCCGGCCAAACCCCACTGCAAGAGCTGCAGCAGATAAGGTGTCGAAGACGGCTCCATTTCCATCAAAGGCGCGGCTGACTGCATGAATGTGGCAAGCGCCGTTATGTACCCTGTGCGTTCGTCACGCAGCTTGGCGTAGTCGGCCATGGCGAGGTTTTCGGTTTCAATCTTGATTTGCAGGCGGGCGCGGATTGGATTTTTGATCAGCTGAATGGCTGGAATAATCAAATCTCTGTCGTTGAGATACTCCGCATTGGCCCGCAGAGCGATCGTCTGTGGGCTGAAGTGGCGAGCGATCACCTCAGCTTTGATCTGCATCAGATCACTTGCATACCGGGCAAAACCGTCCTGCAGCGCCTGAATCCGCATGGAGCCGTACTGCGCCTTAATTTGGGTCTGGCCTACACCTTCGTATTGATTCGATAGCTCACCGCGCATTAGGTCATTCATGCCTGTGACTTGCTGCAGCAGTCCGATCGTCTGGTCTCGCATTTCGGTTAGTTGTACAAGGGCTGAGACCACGTCCTGAATCGGAAACCAGTCAACCTGACCTTGAATGCCGCCCTTCTCGGCAAACAATGCCCAGTTCTTGACCGGAATCAAATCGTTGTCTGTGGTCTCATTAAACATGCGGGCGATTTCGCCGTTGCTGCTGTCGTAGACGCCGACAACTTTCACCGCTTCGGTAATGATTGAGATCCGGGTTTGCAGCTTGTCAATCTCGTTATACAAATCCTGCGCGAGGTGATAGTCCGACGTGGGGACGTAAAGTGTGCTCGTGCAATTCGCAATAAAAAACGGCGGACACGGCCAGAATCCGGACAACTCAAGCGGGTCGTCTTTGGTGTCTAAAACCCGGTCGTAGCCGGGGCTGTACCAGACAACTTGACGCTTGGTTTTGTCCCATACCTCCCAAATCTCGGCTTTCATCCACGCATCGTCGTTGTCGTCGTCTTTGCTGAACCCGTCTTCTTCGTCCTGCATCATCTGCTGGACTTTGTACGACAGCTTTTCAGCGACTTTTTCGCCGAACCGGGCTGCGACATCCTCTTTTTTCATGTACTCACGAAAGCCGATCCATGGGATCTCAGCGAAGTTTCTCGCCCAGCCCCAGCGCACATCGCGCCAATGCACGTAATCGATCGGCGCACGCTCTGCTGTGAGTTCATCCTGTTCGTTAAAATCCGCTTCATAACGAACCTTGGCCACACCCAAGCCGACCGTTAAACGGTCCTCTAAATTCGCACGCAAAACCGAATCAGTCTCTTGCCCATTTTCGGCCATGTCGTTGTTTAGCATTCGCTCCATGATTTCAGCGGCGACACGGCCAACGTCGTCGTTTGCATCGGCATAACGACGGCAGACATCGACTTTTGGAACCTGGCCGTACATGGTGGAGATCAAGGTGGTTGTGTTGGCGTAAAATAAATTCAGTTTGAAACCGTTGCGGTTGTACTCGGTTTCTCTGCGATCGGTCGGCATTGCCAGATATTTATCAACAATGCGATTGCCTTGGCGTATAAACGTTTTCAAATATTTTTCTGAAGCGGCAAGCTCGACACACCAATATTTGTATTGACCTGCTGGGCTGTCTTTGAAATCTTCGCGAGACTGTAAACTGGCATTGCTGTTAATCATATTCTCATCCTGTGAATCTGTAATTTTCCTGAATGCTCATGCGCCTCAAACATTTGGTCTAGCCGATATTCAGTTGGCGGTTGGATTGCCGGAAGGTCTTCAGGTTTTTCTTTTTGCGCTGCAGGTAAACGATCTTGAGCCACCAAAGACAGGTAGCGAAATGCGTCTGATCCGTTACTTGCGAAATCATGCAAGGGCGCGTTGGAAAAACACTGGTTGAGGTCGTCCCACTTGCGTTTATACGCACGTAACGCCTCAATCCCTTTAGTGCATTTTTCCTCGTCAAACCAGCAACGGGGGAGCACCTTACGAACCGCATCGATTCCGTGTTGCAGGGCCAGAGTGGGAGCAATTGCGCACGGAAATCCTTCTTCAAGAAACTGTTCGATTGTGGATCGGCCTGTCTGTAGCGTTTTAGCTTTCGCGTCGTGCGGCAAGAAAATTGTTTCATACACATAATTTTTTGAGGCAAGTAACTCGAAATAATGCACAAGTGATTTACCGTGGTTTTCGTAATAATCAATAATCGCAATGCCGTCCGGTCGTGTTTGCCAGAACCAGAAAGCTGTTGAATCTGTAAAGCCTAAATCGCAAGCCACATTGACCGGCTGCATCGGGTCGTATAAACGCTGTGGCTTGATTTGTTTTTTGCCTTCGAGCTTCTGAATTAAATCCGCGTAATAAGTACCGCGCACACTGGCAGTGAAATTACACAGCATTTCTTGCTGGTACTCTTCTTCTGTTGACTCGGCGCGAACGGCGGCAAGTTGTTTTTCGTTTAAAATTCCAGACTCGTCCGCACGCAACATAAAGCTGAACCATTCAGGGGATTTTTCAGCGTGTGTGAACGTTTTATAGAAATGATTCTTAAGTTTTGGAGTGCCGATGAAGACGGCCCATCCATTTCTATCGAGCAAAGCTGGAAGTAACACCTCACCCCACAAAGAAGGTCGACAGTCGCCATATTCATCGCATATCAGGCCGTCGAAAAACAAACCTCGAAGACGGTCTTGATTTTCACTTCCGTACAATGTGATGAATGCGCCGTTGGGTAAAACAACTCGTAATTCTGAAACGCGAATTTCAACTGCGATCGGCGCAACCGCGTCTTTTAAATATTGCCAAGCAACGTCTTTTGCTTGCGAATAAGTTGGTGCAATGTAGGCATAACGCGCATTCTTTTTTGTCGTGTAAAGCGCACGCAGTACGAGATCAAAAATGCACGCGACGGTTTTGCCTGCGCGGCGGTGACACACCATGCAAGCCCAGCGTTCTTTGCGTTGATGAAAAGGCACAAACTGTTCGCGGGGGATGTAATCAAGTTCAAAAACCTGATTCTGAATTTTGGCTGTGCTCGCGACCGCTTTACTGACCATGGCTACTCATCCAAAACTGTGCGGACCAGTGCAGGACTTTGCACAATGATTTCAACCCGGCCCGATCCAGTGCCGGCGGATTTCATTGCTTCGAGCTGCAGCGCGTTGTTGTCCATTTTGTTGAGTTCGGCGATCGCTGAAATCGCACACCGGGGGTCTTCTTCTTCGTTGCGATCGGCGATGCGCCAGAGCATGGCTCGACGCTGCGCTTCCATCGGACCGTCGAGCGCCATCGACAAATAACGCAGCAAGGCGAGAAGTTTTTTGCAGGCCGGCTGCGCAAGTGTACTGGAAACGCTGGAAGGGGATTTGTCGAGCTTTTCGGCAATGACGCTGTTCGAGTAACCCTGATGTTTAAGTTTGACCTGCCGTATCTGATTCGGGCGCATGGTGTCGCTCTGACGGATAATTTCACGCTTCAATTTTTCAATGTCGCGCAAATATCGGTCAGATGCTGGGTGGTCATCAAGCAAGCAACTGACAGGCACGTCGTCGGTGAACAGCGCGTCTGCCAGTTCTTTGAGTTCCGAGATGTCGTGGGTCTCGAAAGCTGTGGGGGTCGCCATGAAACTCAATTTAGCAGCGTTTACACGTTTTGCTAAAAAATTGTCAGAAAATGACAGTTTTTGTCAGTTTTTGATAAAAAACGACTTAAAATCAGGAAAAAATCCACGAAAACGAGCTGAAATCATGAAAAACCCGATTTTATGGTATGCCCACTGCGGTGCGTTGATCTCAATTGCCATGACGTTCCTGACACTCGTCAACTCCCTGAGTGCCGATCTGTGGCCGCTGCTGGACGCTGTGGCGGTGTTCCTGCAAATCGGCCAGTACCTCTTCACCCACACCAAAACCGCCTTGTGGGGCAAAATAACGGTGTTTGCGCTGTACCTGTTCTCGATGGGGATGAGTTATTCCTTCGGAATGCATGCGATTCATGAAACCAACCAGACGGCAACCCGGCAGGCGCTGGAGTCGCGTGTAGACGAGCTGGGGCGGGCTTTGCGGGGTGAGCGGGAGTTGGTGGACCAGCTGCTGGCAGTTAATCACGTCACGCACGCCAGAGAGCTGCAGGCGCGGTCTACTCTGGTCGAAGATCTGGCCAAGGCCCGTCAGAATCTGGCCAATCATCGAACAACGATGCTTGCTGAGCTGCCGGGGTGGCTGACTCACGGGGTGGTTTTGCTCCTGGCTGCACTGCTTGAGTTACTGATCCTGTGCGCTTACACGACGCTGAGAGCGCCTGAGAGGCGATCTGAGCCTGTCTGTGCGCCGGATGCGGTGTTGAGCCGCCCGGAGGCTCCTGCATCTGCAGCGCCTGCGCTACCGCCATCCGGCGGGGTTTTTTTGCCCGGTTTCTCATCGGGTGATCCTGTCTCAGTCAAAATCGTGCGGATGAAGCTCAAATGTACGGAAAGGGAAGCTCGAAGTCGATTAAAAAGTGCCCGTGATGCTGGTTTGTTGATCGGAGTCTCGAAAAATCAGGCGCTTAGATAGTTTTTTGTTGCTGAGAAAAGTCTAAATTG